AAAGACACTGAACAGGCAATAATCAACTATTGCGGGACAGATGACCTTTCTGTAAGATCCAGGCTATATGTTGAAGATATACAGCCAGCTTTCAATGAGTTGGTAGATAAAATTGTTTACACCTATAAATTTACCTCCTTGGAAAATGTAGATGTATTAAAAGATGATTGTAAAATATGGTTAACAACAATTTTATCTAAGTTTGACCCGACTCAAGGCACAAAGGCCTTTTCTTACTTCTCGGTGGTAACAAAAAATTGGTTCACCCACAAAGCCAAGAAACAAACGCAAAAAAACCGTCGTGAAATAAATTACGACACGATGGTTAAAGAGGTCGAAATTGCGGATAATGAAAATGGAGACTTTCTTTCTGAGATAGAAGAAAAAGAATTTTGGATCTTTTTGCTTCGAGAAGTCGAAGGATGGCAGAATTTAAAACTTAAAGGAAATGACCAGAAGGTTTTAGATGCAGTATTGACTTTGATGAAAAACATAGAAGATATAGAAATTTTCAACAAAAAGGCTGTATATCTTTATATGAGAGAAATAACAGGACTCAACACAAAGCAGATAGTCGGATGCCTCAATAAAATGAGAGCTAGGTTTCGGATATTTAAAGAAAAGTGGGATAGAGGAGAAATTAAGTAGCGTTCTATTTAGTTACGAGGGTAAAACATGAAAAAAGATCTAGACTCTTTAATAGAACAGGCTCTGAGTAATATAAATAACGATCGCCAAGAAACAGAGATATTGTTAGGCGAGCTAAAAGAATATATGGGAGTATCCAAAGAGAGGTACTCTGACTCGGGCACCATAGCAGCTAAGTTTGTAGAAACCCTACAGAGAAGTAATGAGCAGTTGGTCAAATTGGCCACCTTGGTTTATAAAAAAGAAAGTCAGTCAAGATCCAATTCTCTAACAGAGGAAGATAAGGCAGACTTGTTTGACATAATAAACGAGGAAAAATAAATGGCGGACAAGAATAACCCTAATCCCATCAATGTCCCACACAGAAATAAGGTGCCTCTCAAGGAGGCTTATAATTTAGATGATGCCAGCCCCACCTCAGTCGTTCAGGGGATGATCAGTGAGAAGTTCACTGTAAACATCGTTGACGCTGTAAAAGATGTAGCTGGCAAAGTTTTAACAAAACCAGTACTAGAGGGTGGAGATAGCGGACCACAACAATTAAGTGTGCGTGGTAGGGTTAGCAAACTGCATGACTACCTTCCAATTGTTTTGGGACCTCCCGGCGAGGAAAGTGATGCCCAGAGGCTTGAATTATGTAAGGTCAATCTACACCCTGTATTTACCACTATTTATCCAAACTCGTTTGCTGACATTGGTCCTGGTTCAAATTTTATAGGTGAATTACAATTTCCGGAAGCTCCGTTTGAATATTATAATGGAACATTGAAAACAAAACATATACAAGGGGTTAACTTACATGGACTAAACGCCACAGAAGCCTTTAAGACCTGTAAAGATTTTTTGTTTCCTGCAACAACATCGCCCCCAACCGGGCAGGCTCAAGCAGGATCGGCGAACCCAGGAACCACTGTACCTTCCCAAACCGGCATCGATGCCCAGCAACGAAAACAAAAATGTAATACAATTTATAAAGTCGGAGATTTTCAGCTTGTTACAGATCTAGAGATTGGAGGACAAGAATTGCAAGAAGGTATCAGAATGATCCAGCACCACGAGGGTTTTTTACCAATGCTTCTCGCTGGGTACGATGCTGGGCACGATAGCATAGGGTATGGAACTCTTATGAGCGGCAAGAGTGCTGGTGATCAACCCAGGATTGTTGCAACCATTTTGGGACTAGAGTCGGCTGACGACCTTAAGCCAGTTCCGAAATCAGTATGGAAAAAGCTTGGGTATATGGGCAACAAAGTAGTCCCTGGAAATTATACAAAAATAACAAAAGCTCAGGGCGGGGAAATCATGCTTCAAACAAAACTGAGACCAGAAATAAAGATGATAAAAAGAGTCCTAAACAAAAACATTAAGGTTACTGATCATCAAGTTATGGCTATGTTAGCTATGGGATACCAATTAGGTCGTGGTCGAATAAGACGACTTTGCAAGATAATTAACAAGGCTGGGTCAGTCCAAGCAGCAACCGCCGAGATTTATGGGTTTTTTCTACAGTACGGATCAAATTTCTTGGAAGATGGAACCAAACAAAAAAACTTCTCAAAGTTCAAAAAGAGAAGGCTGGATGAAGTTGAATACTTCTTTGGGAACAAAGAATACTACAAAAAAAGAAAATGATTAATGTGGAGTTGTAGATAATATGGCCATAGTGGGCGTTGATGTAAAATACGGTGTTGATAAAAAGTTGTTAGAAAAGTCATCTGAAGTCCTTGACTATCAGAAGAATAATAGTGGTGTTTTCAATTCCCATATAATAGAGCCTATACCTACACCCGTGACAAACGGCGGAGAAATAATATTACCAGAATTTAGACCTTCAAACTGCATGATATTTTTCGGAAGAGACAGACCTCGTGGTATAACTAGTGGATATGGTGGTCGTGGAAATACACATGCCGGATGTATTGACTTGGTAACGGGGATGTCTGGAAGACTTGCTCGCTCGGTAAGCCCAAAGACTAATAAAAGGGTGAGCACAAACAAGAGCCCAGAACTCGACGCAGCCAGGATCTATATTAGCCAAAAGGCAGATATAGATGATTATTTTAATCTCCACGACGGGAGAGTCGGAGTGTCCAGAGCCAAATCAGCTATTGCAATAAAGGCGGATGATGTTCGAGTTGTCGCTCGGGAAGGCATTAAATTGGTGACTGGAACAGATGTTTTCAATTCCCAGGGTATCAGAGTTACAACGATCTCTGGGATTGATTTGATTGCCGGCAATAAAGGAGAGGAGTTGCAACCTTTGGTTCTTGGCGAGAACCTCATAAAAGCAATGAAGGACCAGAATGAAATGATAACTGATTTAAACGGGATTGTTTTTTCTTTGGTAAATAGTTTTCTTTCATTGGTGGCTGCTCTGGCAAGTCATGTTCATGTTACTGCTCCCCTCGTGGGCGGACCTTCGTCACCATCGCCAGATTTGGCTATTGCCTGTTTGACACAATTGAATAATGTTGGGTTGTTGATGGGAGACTTAACGGCACACCAGGCGAATATGGTTTTGCATAATACAAACTTTTACACTCCAATAGGTGAGGGCTTTATAAACAGCCCGTACAATAACACAAACTGATATGATTGACCCCAGGTTACGACATATAATAAATCCCAAACCAGAAACATTTGGGGATAATACCACGCTCGACGGCGACGGCGGGAGATCGGGACAAGAATATGATTTCACCAATGAAAGAAACAAATGGGTCATCGAGGGCATACATGAGATGTTTACCAACTATGGAACCTTTCCGGAGATTGGATCGTCCATCACCCTTGGCGGACCTATAGTTGAAGACCACCAGACAATAACCCTAAAGGATGCGATGGCGTATGCGTCTTTATACCCACAAAATACTGTTATCATAAGATTGGAAGAGCGCAAGCTCCAATCGTCGGCTGTTACGGGGTTTGACTTCACTCCTTTATCAGATAGCGAGGCAGTTGAACAATTACAGAACATTTATAATATAATCACAACCAATGGAGATCCGGCAAGTAAACTATTAACAGCAACCGATAGAGCATCTTACAAAGCCGTGAACCAGGCTAATACTTATTTGAAGCTTCCAAGTATAATGTTTCAATCATCACATGGAAGAAGACGAGCAATAAGAAAGTCGTTCGGGCTAAATCCCAATGAACCGTTGATCGGACAACCGATGGAGAGCGCCTCCGGTCCCAGCGAATCGATTCAGACAAAACAAAGAGAAGGGTTGAATTTCCTAGATTGGACAAAAAATGTAAGAGCCCCTGACCCTCGATCCGTTGTCTATTACAATCCCAGGGATGAGATGTTATATTTTACCTCTAGAACGAGAAGAAGGAAAATAAGCTCGTTTGATATTAGCAAGAAGGAGAGCCATTCCTATCGTGTGGCCAAAAAATCTTTCTTGACAAAAGCTTTAGGAAAAATAATTAGTTTCCTGGAGATTGATTATATACCATCTGCCATGCAGGAGGAGTTAATACGGGATTTTAAATTCTTGAATCAATATGGCGACCGAGACCGCCCAGAGGCTCCAGATGATATTTCTGTTTGGCTTCTGGGGGGATCGATCCCTTTTTCTTTGTTCGAGCCATATATGTCCGGGGAATTGGTGTTTGTTGAAGATCAGGTTGAGCACCAAGAGGTCGGCGGTGGACGCCATGCCGGCGATCAAAACCGTGGCGGCGGCTGGAAAAATGCCAACAGAGAAAACAACAGAGGAAGAAACAACCCTGGGCAACCAAGCATTTCATACAAATCCCCAGCCTCTCCGTACCAGATAGCTAAAGCGATAATAGATAATGTGGACTCTAGTCAATCAGCCGTTTTTGATATAAATAATCTAAACCCAACACTGAGCAAAACATCAACAGTCTTAAGTAGATATGCAGATGTTTTGGCTGAGGCCAGGATAACCCCAGATCTACTCTCTGGGTTCAATTTACCGCTACAGGTAGAAAAATTTAAAGAAATTAAGAACCTAGTACCAAAGTTTATATCACTGAATAATTTGTCTGACAGCCCAACTGACATGGTAGAGTTTAGATTCTCCAAGGATTTTAATTTAAATTATACTTTCCACAATGGTTATCTCATTGTTAACGGTCTGGGTCTCAACAAGGAGACGCTAAAAAAAGACAACGCCAGCGAAAATGTTTTCCACAATGTTTCGAATACTGCGATGGGTTATCTTTTCTATTCTACAGAAATTTCTCCGCTCGATGGAGAAAATGAGATACCTCCATGGACACAGTTTATAACATCTTATACTTATCCAAACCCAAATGAAAATTCTTTGTTTGCGAGCAAGAACGCAAACCCTGGAAGCAGCTTAAACGAAGAAGTTGTTGTAGTAGACAGCATCAAAAAACTTTTGTTGGGAGACAGCAAAAAAAGCGCATCCGAAAAGATGGCGAAAAATTCTGGGGACACCAAGATGTTCCCAACAGAAGATGATCTCAAAACTTTAAAGGCTAAACAGGCATTCATAACAGAAAAAGAATTGTATAACAAGGTTACTCAAGCTATGGGGTCGTGCGACACAGGATTATCAAGTGCGCTAAAAGAGGCGTTTAGTATTTATAGTCTATTAACCCAGAAGACAAGAAAGAAGGATCTTCTTGCTGCCGCAATTGTGAAAGCAAAGGATGCAATTCTTTTTGCGCAGTCAAAGTATGGAACAGAAATCCTAAAGAAGCCAGAAAAAATTCTAACCGGGGAAACTGTTTTTGAATTTGGGAAGCTTAGGGTTGACGGAAGAAATGCGGAGACTTATATTGCAGACGCAGCCGCCAACGGAGGCGTACCAGTACGCCTAATTAGAGAGATAGAGAGAGAAGTTTCTCGACAAGTAAGTTGTATTTTTGAAGTCATCGGCGAAGCTTTTAATGAATTAGTTCTTGATCCATTGGTTGATGACCCAGGTCCTGCTAAAAAGTTAGTTAGAGAAATCGCAAAAGAATCCGATAGATCATCAAAAGCTTATACTGTTAATTTCTTAACTTATAAGACGCCCACCCGAGACTGGCAGAAGACCTGGAGAAAACAGGTTGAGAAATTAATTCTTGAGTTTCTCAAACAGATGATCCTAGATGTTTTCAAGGAAGTTATTAGTGCCATTCTTGGGTGCGGACCAGAATCTAGCGAAGATAAGCCAAGAGAGGCACCCGCCTTAGATGCGCCATATGGACGACTAAGGATAAACCTTTTACTAGAAAACACAGATAAGAAAGTGAATCTTTTAAAGATTTGTGAAGAACTTGATATTAAAAATACTATCCTAGTTGGGGATAATTTAGATCAAATTCAAACCAGTCCGCCATCGCAGGATCAATTACGACAATTTCATGAAGACATTTCGGATGCTTGCACTAAGCCAGAAGCGGAGGGATTATTAGAGGGAAATGCTCCTGCTTATCTAGCGAAAGACCTATCAGACATGACTACGGATAATGTTGACACTGATTATGGGTTTTTAACAAGAGAGCAGAAACAAATATTGATCCAGAGCGAATACGAACGAGGCCTCGACACCGATCACGCAGGCGGCGGATTTAACCCCTTGGCGTTTGCGACTTTAGCAAAAAATGCCGGACTAAGCTTTACTGAAGACGGAAAGGCAATCGGTATTGATAAAAACACACAAATCAAACTTAGAATGTCGGCAGACTCGTTGCGAGCGGGCGACACTAGGTATGCAACATTAGATTTCACCGAAAACAAACTTAGAGAGTACTTTAAAAAAATCGGGGAAGTTTTAGGTCCAGATGCCTTACCTAGCTCCCCTTTGGTGCCTGAGAGCGCATATTGCGCCCCTAAAGATATTGCTTCGGACGGAATGGGGGACTCTGCTCTTTCTTTGGATCAATTCGCACTCCAAGTACAAGAGGGAACTCAAGCAGAGCTTGCAAGGATTTTTGATTTATGTGAGCTTTTTAATGGCGCTTTCGACGGTTTTGATAAATCTTTCTTTGACAAATGGAACAAAGGCATTCCATTGGCAGAGAGTTATCGCCTATTGCTAGAAAAGATAGCTTTTCTTTCAAGACTATTTCAGAGTATGGCTGCCGACGCTCTTGGTTTCGCCGCTCAGACCGCTGGCTCGGCACCAGTTCCAGCAAGAGCCTCAATAGAAGACACTCAAATTTATCAGTTACTGAATCGAGCTTACGGAGACGCCTCCGTTACCCCGAGTGTCTCGATGCAGCCAAGCACCGACATTGAAGATGATGTAAATATAGATATTCCAATGTGGGATATAAGAGGACGACAAGGTAAAGGATTTGTATCATTTCAGGTTCGTGGCAACCAAGTTTTCCTGAGGGGAGCCAAAGAAATAAGAGAAGGCGTCGATCGTGACGACATATTTTTGGGAAAAGCCCGACTAAACGATAATAATAACCCTGGCGCACCGCCCGAGCAAGGTGGGATTCCTCCTAGGTTCCCTACGAGGGGGTATTTTAAGGATAGTGGTCGCCGGGGTGGTGCGTTCAGGAACTCCTTCGATGAGTACAATACAGAAATAGCAAATATTGTAACTGATTATATAACAAGAGTACGGCCAGGCGCAGCCCGGACTCGTTTTCCTCTAGCAATTTTAAACCCACACCCCGCTAGAAACGTAGTTTCTCATTTTTATGTAACGCATAGCGACAAGATAAGGGCTTTTAACAGCGCAATGACAGAACCACTGTTTGAAAAGACGGGCGACCCTTGCCTGCTTATACAGAGGGAAAGAATTGCCATCTCCTGTATTGATTCGCTTCAGGCTAGAATTACTAATTTTCTTTATAATGTTGGTCCAGCTTTAACAGCTATAACTTTTGGGTGGAAAATCCCAGACACATTAGACACTCTAGCTGGCTATCTAGTACAAAAATTTGAATATGAAATGTCGGACAAGAAGCTTTTTGACCTTTATTTGAGTTCCATGGATGATGTGGATAAAACATTTTCTGGCGGACCAGCAAACACTGCCGGCGTCGCTTTTGATATCTCCGGTGTTCCAAGTCTTAGGGGTAAGTTTGAATTAACAGTTAAGGCTTGTCTCGAAACAATGCTTTATAACATAGGAACAAAGTCAGAGTTCATCGTTGCTAATCAAATAGGTTACCAAAAAGACGTCTTCAGCGATCGCCACACAGATTTATTCGAGCATTTTTTAGCTTGGGTCCGCAGGGAACACCCAGATGCTATGCCTATCCTCAATAGAGTTATTGAAGTTTATGGTGAAGCCTGGGACCCGAGGGTATGGACCACTCAATGGGGACCTGGGTATTTTATTCCTGTGCCCTTAATAAATGCCGCTAACATAATTTATTATGATCACGTTGTAGATGTTCAACAAAAACTCCCAGCGTTTAAATTTTTCTCAGAGAAGAGAATAGCTAGTGTTGACGACACATTTCTTACAGCCATAAACCCACAGAATATAACGGCATTTAGTGACAGATTTATAGGCTACCCATTGACGGTCGGAGGAAAAACATATTATACCGATCAAGAAGTCAAGGACGATATATCTTCTTATGAGAGGAAATATGAAGAGGTGCAAGGATACCAAGAGCTACTAGGAACCCGATTGTTCAGGTTTGACGGCAATAGCTACGATCTTTTTGGGTACAAGCCAGGATCTCAACAGTATAATATAGCTGGCGAAGGACAAGTAATACAATTATCCAATTTAGAATATCATGAACCCGATGCTGATAGCAATCCGTCAAGCCAAACAGATTTTTGGAATCCCCTGTATGGTGCATTAATAACAGGGTTTCGAGCGTTACCTGCTGATGTGAAGAATGAGTGGATAAAGAAAGCTTTGGCATTTGATTATGCTGTTAGAAACAATGGGTCCTGGCCAAACTCTGGGGAGGTTACTGGCTTTATTGACCAGGCTAAGGCAAACTGTTTAGCCTATTACGAAAGAAAAAGGTTATTAGAAATAGCTGGTGGTGCCAGGAATTTTATGCACATATGGAAAAAGTCTCACGATATTAGCCGGAACGTAAACCCCCATGCACCAGTGGGACAAAGAACCTCAGCCGGCAAGTCAAAACTAAAATCGCACATTAGTGGCAGGCGAGCCATCGGTCAACTTGCCGGCTACACACATGTAGGAAATTATGGATCTATCCAGACTATCTACGGGACCTTTAAGGGTTATGAAAATAATCCCTTGAAAACCGTTCAATACCCCAACCCAGGGCAATGGGGAATAAGAAATGGTAGAGTTAGACTTCCCACCAGCTACACCAATAGTGGAAATTTTCAACCTCCATATCAACATGGGGGATATGAACTTGTAACAGTGGAACAGGATATGTTAGATCATTGGGAGTGCCTCCTGCGGAATCCGGGTGGGATACATTACAACACCCTTGAAAAGGTAGCTATCAACCATTTATATTATTTGGTTCAACGATCTACGGCTAATATGAAAAAAATTAACCTTGAGGATGAATATTCTGCTGTAAATAAGCTTAAAAAGCATTTAGGGGTCTATGAGGGAAGTTAAAATGCCTAGAAGAGAATACTTATAAAAGAGGGGAAAACATGGCAAATAAATTACAAGGTATATCTGTGTCTTTGCCTCTCGTCTTAGACTCTTCGGATGGTCCTTACCGCTTAAACAAGAATTTGGGACAAGTTGTAAAGCAGAATTTCAAAAATTTACTTCTTACATCGCCCGGCGAAAGAATTATGATACCTGAATTTGGTGTTGGATTAAGAAGGTTTTTGTTTGAGAGCATCACTGGCGGAACTAAAGAAAAGATAGTTACAGCAATTCAAGAACAAGTTGACGAATACATGCCTTTTGTAGAACTCCGGCAGATTAAATTTTTTACGAACGAAAACAACAAACAAATTGCTCTCAATGAAATTCGAATTAGCATAGAATACGGTGTTAGCTCAATTAACTTGAATGACACACTAGAATTTACCGAGGAAATCACTAATTAATTCATTAGTGGTTGAGGATTTATAATGAAAAAAAGGCCAATATCATATACCAGTAGAGAGTTTAACTCGATCAAAGAGGATTTAGTTAACTATGCTCAACGTTATTATGCCTCGACTTATAAAGATTTCAACGAAGCATCTTTTGGCGCTATGATGCTTGATTTGGTGGCTTATGTTGGCGACCAGTTGTCTTTTTATGTAGATTATCAAGCAAATGAAAGTTTTCTTGATAGTGCTATAGAATATAAAAATGTTGTGAGAGTAGCAAAACAGATGGGGTTTAAGATGCCTGGTGCCGCTTCATCTGTTGGTACCTGTGCTTTTTATGCGGTTATTCCGGCAAATTCATCAAACGGAGACCCGGATTTAAGTTATACCCCAATTCTGAGAAAGGGCTCACTTTTATCCGCAAATAACGGACTAACTTTTACACTGAATG